TCTTCTGAAATTGCGTTGTTTTCGAAGAGATTTTTCAGTGCATCTAACATTTTGTTTCTCCTAATTTCTGAGCCCACTGATAATGTTTACCAATGAGTCCTTTAGATACTTTTGTGCCTTTTCATCGCTTTTTAATTCGCGAGCCAAATTGAATGCCTTGTAGCCATGTTTTGTATTCATCAAATGCTCATAAATGGGAGTTGGATAAGCTCCCGGAGCACTTGGTTGTGCGACACAGTCAACAGTTATAATTTCAAACTCGCTGACTTCTCCGCTTCCGTCTTCTTTTACATTCCCAGAACCCCTAGATGAAACACCAATCTTAACGCCGTTATTAATCATTGTTGAAATTAGTTGTCCCATCGGGGTTGGAATGACTTTAAGTTTTCCGTAACCATTTGGTCCGTCCATCCACATTTCAGTTATCATGTGTGATACACGATCCAGGTTAATGTTGAGTCCTTCTGGATGATCTACTTCACCAAGTACACTATATCCGCCTTTAATCTGATCGTTGAGCGTGTTGACAGCTCTACCGATTTCATTAACAGGATATACTCTTTGATTAGCATTACGTACACCACCTTGGATGCATATACCTTTTAAGTACAAGTCCTTACCACCTGACTCATTTTCGGCATGCTCCACGACCATTTTTGCCTGGTCGAATGATAGTGTTTCAGTTAAAGTTAACATCTAACCTTTAGTCCTCAATTAGCTACCGATAGGTGATTTAGTATCGGCACCTGTTTCGCCTGAGCCTTTTTTCTCAGCTCCGTGGCCATTGGCTTTGTTGTATGCTGGTGCTTTAGCGTTACCAGGTACATTTACATTCCCCATAGAATCTTCTTTTGGAGTTTGTCCTGAACCTTTTGTATCGCCTTCGCCGCCTTGTGCTATGTTACTAGCTGTTCCACCCATGTTATTAGCACTTGCTACTGGGCTTTTAGCTTTGTTGTCTTCACCTTTTGGTGTAGCAACTTTGTTAACATACTCACGCATAACTTCAGTTTGTGACTTTTTGCCTTCAAATGCTGGCTCCATGTCTTCTACTGGAAGTTCTTCACCGCCAAGTTCGGAAGTTGGCATTACTGCTTCATCTTCCTTCTCTTCATCACCCATATCCATATCAGCGGCATCATCGTCCATGTCATCCATGTCATCTTCGCCACCTTTATCAGCCATCATTTTTTCAAATTCAGCTTTTAGGTCATCAAGAGCGTCTTCTAGGTCAACAACTCTGTCTTCGATTTCTTCATCGTCGTCGCCCTTTTCCATATCACCTTCTTCGCCGTCAGCTTCCATGTCATCGATCATGTCGTCTGCCGCGTCACCGCCCATTGGGTCAGCTTCTGGTGTAATTTCCATATTTTCGTCAGTTTCTTCGTCTGAAGCTTCGTCTACTTCTTCATCTTTTGAAGCTTCTTCAACTTCTTCGTCTTCTTTTGAAGCTTCTTCAACTGATTCTTCTGATTCGTCTGATTCTTCCTTCATATCCTTGTCGTCTTTTTTCTTCTTCTCATCTTTTTTATCTTTATCATGAGATCCTTCGTCGACTTCAAGGTCTTTAAGGTCATCTTCTAGCATTTTTTCATAAATGCCACGTGATTTTTCGATTACAAACTCGTGAAACAATGAATCCGCGCCATCGCGATCATTGTTAACTAATTTTTCGAGCATTTGCTCTAGTTTTGATTGATCTGCCATTTGTTTCTCCTGTCATGTTAATGGTGTAAGGCTGTCGATAATATTTACACTTTTATTATAAAATACGTGGAAAATGGTGTCAAAACGGGCTTTTTTGACGCCTAGTGTCAAAAATCATAATATCTCCTAAATTCACTTATGGTGATATGAGATAAGTTACTTACTTTTTTTAACTGCTTCGGTATAAAATCGTCGCCGTCTTCAACTATCCTTATATATTTAGTTCCTGCGTGTGCTTCGCAAGTAGAAGCTGTTTGTCGCTCCCAATTACCAAAATATGTAGCAGGTTCACCTAGTTTTTTGTAATTGTGTGTTCCTGCGTACAGATTATTTACCTTTGTACGCTGTCCTTTGTCGTCAGCTTTGCCGTGAAAATCAAATCCTAGTATGTAAATTGTGTCATGTTTGTGGGTGCTTGCCAGCCATAATGCTGTTGGTCCACTACTCCAACCTTTGCTAGGTTGAAAAAAATTAAATCCTTGAAATCCGTGATATTGTTTGTTTGGATTGGTCCATACTTCATTTTCCATCTGCCATTTATGTTGATTAATTTCTAGTATCATTTTTACATCTACTGCTACTAGGTAATGTGGTTGAAAATGTCTGAATACAGCGTTACAGGCATATACCTTGCCGTAATTTTTTAAAGGATGTAAGTCTATGTCTTTACGACTCTCGCCATTGCCTATCACGAAAGCTACGGTCATTTAAAAACTCCTACAGGGCTTCTGGTTGTGCCTGTATACCGTACATCTGACGTATAAAGTCTAGTTCCTTATCTTTTTCTTCTTGGTGGAATTCTGACGCTTTACGAGCTTTATTGATTTGCTTTAATGTAAGTCGTGTCTTTCTCGTGTCGTCACGCTTGACAATACTTTCGTCATCAACGGCATCATAGGACTTGTCTTCAACAGGTTCAAAAGTTTGTTTATCAAAATAAAAAAATTCTCGTAGTATCATGCTATTATTTATGCCGGAGGTGTATCCGGCGCTCCTCCTGCCGTTGGATCAGGAGCGGCCGCGTCTCCTTGACCTACTGTAATATCTCCGCCTTCATCTTCAGGTGGTGTGTCTTCTGCTCCTGCTATATCTGCTTCTATACCAGCACCGCTTACTCCGGCGCCTCTCATTTCTCCACTAGCATTAGTAGGAGTTGTGATATTCTCATCATTTTCTTCTTTCCACAGTCTTTCATTTTCAGCAAGTTCCGCGTCAGACATTCCTAAGAATCGTTTCATAGCGTATCTATTACTCATGAATGGTATTGCTTGTATCTGTGCGAATGTACCAATACGTTGATTATCTAATTCGCTTTGTCTGTAACTAGCAAAGTTTTGTGGTGGTTGGAAAGTAATATCAAACATTGCCAAATCAATGTTAATACCTTTTTCCATTAAGTATCTTTTAAATTCTTGATTAAACACTTCTATTAACAAATTTTGTAAACGTTCACAGTATTTGTTGAATCTTAGCTCTTGTATGAAAGCTGTTCCTACTCTACCATCATTGAATGAACTTTGTCCTTCATCTTGTGCCGCCGCCGGTAAGTATGAACTAGGAATACGTAAACCCCTAACAAGTTTATTTGTAAAATATTTAAGATCATCTATTTCACCTAGGTTGGTACCACCCGGAAGTGTTTCAACTTTGGAACCTCTACCTTCAGCAGTTTGCGGAAAGAAGTAATCTTCGTTTGTTGATAATGGATTGTAAGCACTATCGATTACACTTGTGCCTCCACCTGATTTAGACGGAATACGTCTTTGATGGATTTCCGTTTTTACACGTTCTACGAACTGCATTGCCAAATGACTTGGCATGTTACCTACATCAACATAAAAGACTCTTCTTTCCGGCGCTCTCTGTGTTCTGTAGATTATGATAGCATCTTCTAATAGTTCTTTTTGTTTGTATACTTTAAATATACCTTCTAGCAAACTATTTCCAAATGGTGCGTTGTTGTCTAATCCTTCTGACAAACTTAAATGAATCATGTGTTTAGCATCAACAGCAATTTCCTTGGTTTTATCATGACCAAATCTAGATGAACTACTTTGTGATGTCGTATTACCTACCATGCCTCTTACACCGCCTGTTAAATATCCTGAACCTCCTCCAGTAACATTTCCATTAGTGGTGTATGGTGTAGTAGCAACTTTGTCTACAAAATTTAAATTCATATCTCTAACAATATATTGTTCAGGTTTTTTACCTTCAGATTCGTTTACAATAATACTAGATACCTTTGCCGCATCAACATGAAACCAATTTTTTGTTTCTGGATCTCTTAAGAAAAAAGAATCACCATATTTAAAAACATTACGCACAATTCTAAACATGCGTGTTTCAAAGTTGTTTTGCTTGTGCCACTGCTGTAAGTATTGTTCAATTATTTTAATTTCGCTACCTGTAGCAGTCTGTTTGAAATCTATTTGAAAAGAAGTTTTGTTTTGCGTATTCATTTGCGTACAAAATTCCGCCAATATGTCCAATGCTCCATTGACTTCTGAGTCCATATCCATTACATTATATTGTCCATAACGTTCTACTCTGTTAGGAGCACCCGTGTAAACATCTGGCAGATAACTTGAATAATTTGTTCTAGCCGGTCCTGGTTGGCTTCCTGCTACGCTTAATGGACTGTTTGACCCATCAGCATCTGCTTGTGTAAAATATCTTTTCCAACTCATCTTATTGAACACCCGTCATTACGTTATTATCTTTGTTAACCATCTTTTTCAGAAGTTTATTTGTTTCTTTCTGTTCCTCGATCATACTATTACTTATATCACTGTTGTTATTACGGTTCCCATGTCTGGCAGATCTTCTATCTTCAGCTGACATTTTTGGTTTTGGTTCTGCTGGTTTTTCATCATCGTTCTTTAAAAAGTCAGGTGTAATATAATCAAGGCCCGCACCAACAGCATTTTTACCAGCTTGGAATCCGTCTACAATGGCATTTTTTACAGTTTTGGATGTTTCAACCACAGGTTGAACAACATTTTCATCTAAGGCCTTACCTGCTCCTTCTATCTTCTCTTTAACATTATCTTTAATCTCTTGAAAATCTGGTATATCCGGAAGTATGAAATCCAAAAATTCTTTAATCTTTTTAACAAAATAATCTTTAATATCTGTTAGTACCTGTTTCATATCTGCCATTGTTGGTATAGCATCTTTCAAACTTTCAATACCTTCTTTTAACGCTAATTTAATTTCTTCAATAGTCGGTATATCTGGCATCATACCTTTTAATTTTTCAACAAGTTCATCAAATTTTTTCTCAATTTCTTCCATGCTAGGAAGGTCTGGTAACCAAGATGTTAATGTGTCTTTAATTTTCTTTTTAATTTCTTCATATTGTATACCAAAATATCCAAGAAATCCCTTTTCTTGTATTTCCTTAAAGATATTCATAGCACCTACAACCATATCTCGACCTTTGGTATCTAACCAGCCCATGGTACTGTTAAAGCCGTCAATTAACATTTTTTTTCCATCATTCTTAAGCCATAAGTATGCTTCATTTAGTTGTTCAATGAACGGCCCAAGTGCTTCTTTAGCTTTATCATAAAGGTCGTCTGCTTCGTTTACATTTGGTATAATACTCGCTAATCCATTTTTTAAATCCTGGAAGATCATGCTATCTAAAAGATCAACTTGTATTCTTCCTCTGACATGGTTTACCGTGTTTCCAAACTGGGCAACTTTTTCTGTTGCCATGTCTACAGCTTTCTGTTCTTTATCTGCCGCGGCTCCTGCTCCTTCTGATGTTTCCTTTAGAAAGTTTAAACTTGCCGCGGCCTGCAATCCTTGTCCTATCAAACCGCCCTGCATAGTCAATGCCTTCACTCCTGAAGCTTGAAAGGAATTGGCATATTCTGTCATTTCCCTACCAACTGTTACAGCAAAATTATTTCTTGCTGATTCAGACATGTTCTGAACATCCTGTGCTTGGTTCTTAAATGTATCACTCATTCT